CCTCCCATGTCTTCTTTTAGAGTGATCGTCTCTGTACCTTCGTCATAGCTGTCCACCAGAACTCGAAGTCCGGGGAATGGGCAACCTTCACCTTGTACAAAGACCATATCATCTATATCAGGCATAGCAGCGATAGGGCTTTCAATAGTTGTATTAACATCTTCAATACTTACTCTGCGATCCAGCTTAACTTGATAATTCATTTCCAGATCGTCTTGTACGTTAATGTCCATCTTCTCCAGCATGTAGCGGTTTCCGATTTTGGATATAACGTAAATAACACTTTCGACAAAGAAGAAGTATGCCACAGGATTAGGAAGCACCCACTTACTCCACGAAGATTGCGCCTTTGTATTGTCCAGCCAAATGTATTCATAGCTGTACAACGTATTCAATTCTTCGTCTGCCTGTACAAGCAACGTATCAAAGTTTGAGGTACTCGCAAGGTGTTTAACACCACCGAGAATATAATTCAATACGTGTTGCGTAATAGGCCGGGAGTCGTTAATGTCTTGTGATCCCTCAGTGTAGAACTCACGGATACCCGTGTATCTTCCATAGTTGATCGCAAAGAATATGTTTCGTCCAGCAGGAACAGGAGGAGCAGTAAGATTGCTCTCAAACGAGGTTGTAAGCGTAAGAGACGAGTTCTTCGGCGTAAGGGAGTTTCTCCCGAACACAAGGAACTGTGCACTGTCAGCAAAGATAACCAAGTCGCGGTTGTGTGGAACAACGCGCAGCATGTTTGTAACGCCACGAGATGTACTCTCCATGTCAATCGCGTCTGTGTCTGCGGAGCCTGTAGCGGACTCGATCCAGAAGTCAAATGGTTTATTCGTCCGGCTCATAATAACCGCAGGGCCAGCTAGGGCCACCAAGCGTCCTTGAAAGTAGCCAAGGTCTTGTATGTGCCTTCCAATAAAGGACGGATTTGGGTTACTGTCTTCATCGCCTACTTGTCGGCCATCCCAATCTCCGGGATAGAAGAAGAACTCATCGGTATCCTCATCGTATTCGAGCACGTGCGGCATTGTGGTCTTATCCATTTTGTATTCTGTCTTATTCTTAACTGTCTCTACCCACTCTCCTGCCATACCAAAGCCAGCACCCGTTGCGGGTACATCGCCAGCGGCATCAGGCAGTACAGTGAACACTAAATACCAGTCGTCTTCTCCTTGGCTACCACTGCCTGTAACAGCAACATGGTAGTTGTGTGGAGCATAACGAGGAAGGTGTCCAGTTTGAAGAACGGAATTGTTTACAGCAAGAATGTTGCTGCCGTTCATACCATCGGCTACAGAAACCGTAAATCGGTCTGTACGCGCACTGTCCCAGTTAATGTAAATAATATCTGCTACGCGAGTGAACGTAAACACGTTACCTGTATCCGCAGTTTCCAGCGCAGTAACAAGTTGAGCGGCAATGTTATCTGTAGCAATCTGAGCACCGTGTGCTACGCTACTACCATCGGGGCTTGTCCAACTTGCAGTCAAGACCGTAGGCGTACCTGTAGGACTTGTCGCGTTGTAGTTAATCTTTATCTCGTACGTTCTGCCATAAGTACCACCACGAATATACGTGATAGAACCATAATCACGAAAATCTGCAAAATCATTCGGAATCATTTCACAGGTTTTGGTTTTGTTTGCAAGGAACGTCATGTTGTCGAGTGTAGTGAAGGCGAGGTCGCCTCCATCCAGATAATCAAATCCATCATCTTCTTCGGTGACAGTTTTCTGATTACCGTCTAAGTCATATACGCTTAGAGCTGATTCTTCTGCTACAACAACGAATTTGTTTTCGCCGCCGTGTGCAAAGTAATAGAACTGCGGATTACCCGCGCTCGTAAATAATTCGGCAAGCCATTCCAGAGGAGGTCTTCGTGTAAGACCATCCACAGGATTGCTCGACATATTGCTTTGTAGTGTACACTGTCCGGGCAAGCGCGTACGAGCAGGTTGCTGCGACACGCCTTGGATAAGTGACTTTAGACTTCCATCTACTTTCATACTTTACCTCCCGGCCATCTTGGATTATATTGTGTACCCTGCTGTCTGATCCCCATACGGAGACGTGCAGATGCAGGTCTGTTCTTAGCGTTGACGTTGGAGACTTTCAATTCTTCTGACTGTAGATTAGCCCAAGCTCGATCTACTTGTTTCTCAAGTCTGTTGGACTTGGTTTCGTCACCATCATCATTAACGTAAAAGTCGTATGCAGCTTTGTGCATTAAGTACATTGCCGCTGTCTCAGGTAAATCTTCTACTTCAAGGAGCACAAGCAGATTAACAGTAATCTCTTGTCCGATATTGAAGGTGTGATTTACAGGATCGTACAGCTTACCGCCTCTGCGCGTTAGCTTAGAGTACGGGTCAAGCGGGTCGATGTACAAAGTACCCGCAGGAATAACTATCTGTCCGCTTTCGTTGGGAGATAGCCTCAGTTCGTATTCGGTGTTAAACCACCAGCCACGTGCCTGAAACTCTTTCTTGACACGATTCAATTCTACCATCGCGGAGAGAACAGACGGGTGATTAGAGGAGGGAGTCGTTACCGGACTCTCGCCAATCACATTCAGCATGTGGTTTAGCACTTCTAAAGTTGTAGTCATGTTAACTCCAAATGAAAAAAGCCCTCCCCGGCGAAAACCGAGGAGGGCAAATGTTAGAATTAAGCGCGGTATTTATTGACTGTACCACATACGTCTGGACGGTTAACCGTCACAGCGAACGACAGGAACGAATCAATGAACCATTGCTTTTCTTCACGGTTGAACCAAATGTCCGAAGTCAGCGGGATGGTTTCACCAGCCAGCAAAGATTTCGGGTGCATGATAACGGCTACAGCATCAGCTTCTTCCGCAGTCATGTCATAGGCATTACCGTTGTTAGCGTTCGACAGGTAGTGGCCTGTGATTGCAGCATCAGGGATACGTGCAGTCTTAACGATACGTGCGCCTTTGATTTCGTAGATAATGCCTTTAGCATAGTCTCCGTTACCAGCAGCGAAGTCGCGGCTCATCAGTTTGTCGTTGTTGTACAGAACGTCATAGTGAGTTGGGCCAACGAAGACTACCAGTTCATCGACTGAAATATCTTCATCTTCCATCTGGATAATAACGTCACCGATAGCATCGGCCAGTTTATCTGGATCGAGGTCGTCGCCGCCAGCCAGAAGCTCGACAGCTTTACCAGCACCGATAGAACCGTTCAGGCCCGATGGTGCAGCTTGGTGAGAACCTTTGATACACTGGATCAGGAACGCTTCATCGAAGAATTTAGCGATCTCTTTACCGTGATCTTTGGCAAGTTCCATACGTGCATCGAAGTGAGTTTGGAACTCGTTCAGCATAGAACGGTTGTCACGGGCGAGAACGACCGTATCAACTGTCAGGCTGACTTTACCAAACGCAGTATTCTTAGCAGGTGGACGAACACCCGGCGTAATCGCTTGCAGTTGCGTACGACCAACGCGGTTATTCGTGATTGTGTCAGTACCACGCACAGCGCGGACATTGACGAATTGACGCATAATAGAGTCTTTGGTGAATTGGGATTCAACTTCACCGCCGTACTCGTCAAGCATCAAGGATACGTCCAAGTCCGACAAGTGCGAAGAATCTGTAGGAAGTGTCATTGTTTATAACTCCTTAGTAAGTTTGTCTTGTTGCAGCTCTTTGTGCACGAAGTCGTGCAATCTCGTCTTCATCACCACGTGCATGTGCTTCCTTGATTTTAGCAAGGTAGTCACCACGTGTTATCGGCTCGAAGCCACTCTGCGCTGTTGATACAGCGGAGTCACCTTGAACCTGTTTCCTGACGAGTGAGGAGTTCTTCCCGTCTGCTTCATAAGCAGTACGGAGTTTCTGGATTGCCATGACCGCAGCAGTCTGGTTCAGATCGAACATCTGATTGTAGCCAGCTAAGTCTTTAGCAAATACAGGATCGGCAGCAGCTTTCGCTCTAGCCCAGTCCCGGATTTTTGCCCAGTTCTGCTCACCACCGACTTCGGCGTGAACAGCAGTAACAGTATCAGCGACACCGTTAGTCATTCGGTTGTAGTAATCCTTAACGCCAAGCAGAATTAAGTTGGCCTTCTCTTTTCCTACAGCCTCTACAAGTTCAGTGACTTTGAT